GTCGCGCGTTACCCGTAATAGATAAAGCTAGACAGTACCTTTTACCGCCGGGCAGTGCGCTTTGCCGCCGCGAACCGTTTCGCAAACGACTTATCGAACGACCGGATAGCAGTTCTGCGACCATCTTCATAAAACGGAAACCTCTTTGGTATTCTAACCGCGCTGTCCTCTAACAAATATAAACGCTTCAACGGATAACGCTTCTTCGTGCGCCGTTCTAATATCATCTCCTGATTTCCTACGGTCTGCACGAACGCACGCGGTCTGCCCAAAACCGTGCGCGGTTTATTTCTGTTATAGCTGGCGCGTCCTCGCACGGCTGGACGGTCTTGTGCTGGGATAGCGATAGACTTGCCGCGTGGAACTTTTATGCCGCCCTCTGCTTGGTTCACCATATATTCACGATCAAGCCGGTCGTACACTGACGCAACTAACACACGCTTAGATGGTGAACGCTCAACACGGAACATAGCTTTAGCAAACTGTTTATTCTTAACTACGAACGATGATGGATATGTTCTTTCGACAATCTCTTTACGAACTTCAAACGCTGTATCATTAAGCGCACGATGCGTGGCGAATGGTATTTGGTTCTTGCCGAACGCATCAATCGCTTTAGCCAGCGTGGATATATTAGAAGCGATGTTTATGTTCATTGAACTGTTCCACTATCAAGCGTGAAGATAACAACATTCTCTTCATCATCACCGAAGTCAGCTAAGACATAACCGCAATTATCACAAGCGATAATGCCACTGAACTCTTCAACGATACAGTGTGTTTCTTTCTCACAGTTGTTGCAGATGATCTCATCAGCAAAAAATAAAACCTGACTCATATGCTTAACCTAACCTAAAAAAATCCCCAGCACAAGGCTGGGGCAGTCGGGAGGAACTAATCATCTTTAGCATAATCGTCATAATTAATCACATTGTCAACATCAACGCACTCTGCACCAACAGCCGCATAACCGGCTATGTCTACCCAACTATCCCGATGCGATGGATTGTCAAGTAGTCGCGCCATCTTTATCCCGATCATCGCCAATGGTACTTGGTGCGGTGCTATCTCAATATCTAACAGCCCCATCCAGATAACCGCGATTTTAGCGTGCAGATCATAGGCATCACCGTATTCGCCACCACGTTCTTGCACAATTTTTAGCGCGTCTTTAAGTATATCTTCTTTCTTCATAACCACTCCCTAAAACGGAATTTCATCATCTAACGGTTCATCGATAGGTTTTATGCTAACGATTTCTGCGCCAGGAAAGATTGACTTAACTTCATTAACTTTGTCAACCACCGGCTTATTCTGAACAGATAACAGGTGCGCTATCTCTTCAACAGAATACACGACCATCTCACGATTGTCGCGTGCAACTTTAGCGCAATCGCCTTTTGTTTTGCATACCGCAAGCACCTTACCATCAGCCATCGGTGCTTCAAAATAATCGCCGGTCACTTCGCTATGACCACGCGCGATGGCTTCCTGTTCTAGTTTCGCATAAGCGCGTGCGGTCACTTCCACCTGACGCACGACTTCCATACCATCGTTGCTATCGATAGCGTTGTTCAGTCTTTCACGTTGCTGATAGAACTTCTCGCGCAACTCGAACGATACAAGTTCTTGTAATCGATCCACACCCCAGCGAACTTCATACGAACTAACCGTTGCATCGTGATCCATTAATGCACCCTGTATGCGTTTATAATTAACATCATCATTTCTTGCGATACGTTGAACCATACCCCACCATCCTCTCATTGGTTGTCTTACTCGTTTCACCATAACTTAACCTTACCTTACTTCCGCCCCCTATAGGGTGGCGGTAAGGTAAGTAAGGTTGTTACGAACCTTACATAACCTTACCAAACCTTACCTAAAACAGATCATCTTCGGTAAGGTTGCCATCTAAGCCCCTGATAATACTATACCTTTTGTTTTCAAATTTTATGTAATGTTTAGTAAGGTGCTTTCTAGCCCTTACTCTTCTGGTGTCAGCCGCGCCAACACTTGGTGCTTCAGCATTTCTGCCGTTTTTAGCCCATAATGTATTATGTGCATTGTGGAAAACATTTTCATCCACATAGTTTTTTTCGCTCTTTCCGATCAACTCTTTTAGCAAGTTGTAAAGTTCGATATGTTCCTCATCAAGCACTGTAGCCTTTACATCATTATCGTTCTTTACCTTCTTTTCGGTCAACTTGATAACCGCGCTATCGTCAGCGACTAACGCAACCTTCTCGAAAGCGAACTGCATATCTGGAACTGGTTCAGCGTCTTTCTGCTTTTCAACGTGCATCAATACATCTTCGCCAGCCGCCTTGACTTGCAGTGACGTATCAACCGCCCCCAGAAGCGCGTTAGAGCCGCGCATACCGCGTGAAGCATCTTTACCGCTATGGTGGATCGCCAATAAAGCGCAACCGGAGTGTGTGCGTATCCTGTCGCACGCTTCAACGAATATTCCAATTTCTGAACTACTGTTCTCTTCCATCCCGACCATCGATCTAGCTACGGTGTCAATTACAATAAGCCGATAGCCACCGCCGAAATGGTCAATGGTGTCGATTAATTCCTGTATATCCGCTTCATCACGAAACTGCACCGCCTTCGGTACAACTTGAAGCGGCACATCTTCGTTTAGACCATAATGGGTTTCCCACGCCTTGACGCGCTTACCAAGGCCGCCAACACCTTCGCCAGCTATATATAGCACCTTACCGCCATCAACCGGCCTGTCGTGCCACGCACGCCCATATGCGACCGACAACGCTATATCTAAGGCGATGAACGATTTACCTACGCCGGGTGCGCCATAAAGTGCGCTGAAGCCGTGTTTCGTTATTACTCCGTCCACCAGCCATTTGACAGGCGGCATATTACGCAATTCATTCAGCCCCAAGATAGGCAGTATCTTCGCTGGCGGTTCATCCACCTTTTCCTCAATCTTCGGTGCGTTCTTAACTAACTCACGCAGTTGTTCGATAGTGTTGCCGGCATCTAGCCAATCAACCGCATCGCCCTTGTCAGGCAGATTAGGCAGATCAACGCGCTTAACCGCTTTTGCCACCGGCAATAGTTCGTTAATCACCTTTATCGCGTGCTTGTCGCCAGCCTCATCGTTATCGGGGATGATCACGACATTACGCCCAGCGAAATATTTGTTTAACTCTGGCTTCCAATTACCAGCACCACCGTGGTTCGTTGACGTTATAACGTTATAACGCTTTAACGCTTCTGCCGCCTTTTCGCCTTCGACTATATAAATAGTCTTGTCAGGGTTGGTTAGGATGTCGGGCAGATTATACGGAAGCGGATCAATGTCTTTAACCGACCAAACCCAACCTCCATTGCCGTCTGGCCTACGCTGACGATAAGCTTTCTTGCCGCCCTCATCAATGCGAATAACCTGATACGCTTCAACGCCGTCAGCGTCATAATAGGAATGTTCGGTCGTACGCTTTAGCGTACGCTCTAACGCCGGCTGTACGCGCTTCGATATGTTAAACTTCTTTTCGGCTATGTCGGCGATAGACATTAGCGATGCGCCTTCGTGTAGGCGTATCATTTCCATCACGCCGCCGCCTTGACCTAGTTCGTGGTCATAGAAAGTGCCAGCCTTCAGATCAACGACCTTGCTGAACTTATTGCCGAAGTAAATCTTATCACCGTGCCGCTTTGTCGGGTTTCCCAGATAATGCGTTGCAACCGGTTCGATATATGCCGCATAGTTTGTTGTCATTTTAATTGCTCCCAGTTCTCCCAATCGCCAGAAACGATGGCGGCCTAGCTGGGAGAAAGCTAGACCGCCACCTTCTACGACCTAAAACAAGTCGTCATCAGACTGAGCCGCTGGGGTCGGCGCAGGAGCGACAGGTTCAGGCGCAGAACCTGTCAACATATCCGGTTTATCCACCCAGCCAGATATGTTCCATTGTGGTGCTTTGAAACGAAGTTCGCCTTGAGGCGTGCTAACCTTTACCGGAACTGTGCCGGTAATCTCAACAACCGGAACTTGACCGGGGTGTTGTGCTTTGGTTGCCTCAAATGCGTTATGCAGTTCGTCCAATGCCCTCAATACTGTTTTAGCAGAATGTGAGAACTCGCGCAAACCCAACTCTTTAGATGCGATCCTGACACGAAACGCACGCTTAAAGTCGCCTTCTGGTTTTGCTGGAATAGCCTCGCCTACTTTGACCATCTGAAAATCTGGTCGCCCAGACTCAAATGATAACCATCCAACTTCGAGATTATCCATATCCATAACGAACTTGGTCGGAAGTTGCATTTCGCTTTCTTCTTTCATCCACTGACCGGATGCGTCTTGCACCCTGTCCTGTTTCAGAAAGTCCCCAGCCTTCGCATCGTATT